CCAATCTTCACACCTTCAATCCACTGAATTTGTTGGTGGTGCTGCTACGACCACGATCGAAGACAGGCTTCGACTCAACTTCCTGAGCAATACTGTTCTGAGCCTTCTCCTCTAGATCATACAGCTTCATCTTTGCTCGGTCAACGCCGATGGTGAATCGCTTGTAGAGGTTAGGATCGTTGTAGCGATTCTTCAGCTGCTTGACTAGCATCTGATTGAGATTTTGTAGTTCTTCGTTGCTCACCAACGCGAACATAAAATCAGCAGTAGCAGGAAGACCAAAAGATTCGGAAGTATCTTCAAGACCAGGGTCTGAATTCGAAAACCCAGATCGTGTTGTCTGAGTCGCGGAGACAATCGGCACGTTATTCTCGACGGCAAGCCCACGGAGTTCTTCCGCGATTGCCTTGATGTAAGTGTATGAATTAACATTTGCGCCAGCCTTGATACGAGCAGAGGCACAAATATTTAGGTAATCGATGAAAATAATATCGGGTTTGAAGTTCTTTTTCAAAGATAATTCATTGATCAATGCACGGAAATGTGCAGGATTAGCCGAGGCAGTCGGATACTCCTTAATGATCAGCTTACCCTTGACTCTGTCCTTGAGTTTGCCCATGCGCTTCTCATACATGTCTTTCGGCATGTTCATGAGATCATCCATGGTCACGTTCATCAGATTGGCGTCAATACGCTCGGCGATCTTTTCCTCACTCATTTCAAGAGTGATATACAGGACGTTATAGTTCTGTGTCAGGCAAGAAGCAGCTACATGACACATGAACAGAGACTTGCCAACACCAGTTCCAGCAAGAGCAATATTCAGGGTTTTCTGGGGGAGTCCACCTTTCGTGATCTTGTTGAAATATTCGAGGTCAAACGGGATACGCTTTTCGACACGATGATAAAAATCATATCGATCAGCATAATTATCAATGTAATCATGCCCAACATGAGGGTCAAAACTAACCCCAAGAGCGTCAGAAAGAATGGCTGGAATACTTCCTTTGCCTCTGTTAGCATCCTTACCATCAAGGATTTGAATTGAATCCATAATTGCATTATACACTGCCCTCTCTTGGCAAAACTTCTCAGTTGTGTCGAGAAGCCATTCTAGTTTCTGATCTGCCTTGTCGTTTGAGATTTCCTTCAGCGTATCAAGTGCTCTAGTCAGTTCTGTTTCTGATAGTTTTGTAGATTCTTTGAGGCTGATCTCAATCGCCGCGACAGGCGGCGATGAGTTGTACTTAAGAACGAACTGTCTTATTTCCTCGAACAGCTTTTTTTCGTGGCTTTCTACGAGGTACTCGCTCTTCAGGAATGGGAGCGACTTCCTCATATACGATTCGTTCTTCAACAGATTCGACAGGATCAGATGTTCCGTTTTCATTTTGTTCCTTAGCACTCTTAATCGACTCAATGATTATACTACGAAAGATATCCGAAGTAAATCGCTTGAATTTGACAGACTCAACATTACAAAGATTAGGATTAGCAATGACACTAAAGTCGAAGTGCATCATGCTTTCTTCACCTAGTTCAATATTGCTAAATGAAACGATGACCCCAGGATACTTCTTCAGCATTCTAAATGCTATTGCCTGTGGATCAGACTCATCATAAAAGATCTGGTAGTGAACATCAAGTTTGATTCTCTTTGCACGCCAGAACTCAAACTTCGCTTGGAGGTTGTAGAAAAAGTTAGAGATCTTCATCGTCCACCAACTCAATTTCTGTGCCCATGATATTTGAAGAGAACTGATAGTTCTTCTCAATCCATTCCTTGAACGTGTCAGACTCAACGATATCAGACCAGAACTCGGCTGAGTCAGTGTCCTTGATTCGCCACTTCTTTGACTCAACTTCACCCGTCTCCGTATTCACACGAGAGTACCAACCGTTGCTTGGCTTGACAACATGACCAGACTCAAGTGCCATGTCAAGCAGACCAGACCACTTACTCACACCACCATCAAAGGTAACTGTAACAGGGATCCTGGACTTTTCACGAACATAACGCGACTTCTCGACGTTAATGATAAAGTTGTAACCAACGATATCCGTGCCTTCCTTTTCCTGCTGACGACCAAGAATAAAAATATTGTCAGCCGAGTAGTAAGAGCCAGTGCCACCACCAACAATTGCCTTCGGGAACATACCAATTTCCATGTAGGTGTGATTGACCACAACCATTGGAATATCCTTCAGCGTCAGGTGCGGTGTGACCATGCGGAACAGCGACTTGATCTGCTTGGCGCGAGTCATGTCACCAACCGACTTCTGCTCAAGTGCATCTTCAACTTCTTTCTTCGAAGCAAGATTACCGATCGAGTCAACAACAATCATCACTCGCTCGCCACGCTCGATTTGAGATAGCTGGTTCATGACATCAAACTTCAGCTGCTCAACGTCAGTGATTGGCGTATGAATTACTCGCTCTTTATCAATACCAAACGAAGTAAAGTACGACTGAGGAGTGCCGAACTCTGAATCATAGAACAGAACAACGCCATCCTTATACTTATCTTGGTAGGCTTTCACCATGATCAGACTGAATGCAGTCTTGAAGTGCTTTGAAGGACCAGCCCACATAGTCAGTCCAGGAGTGAAACCGCCATCAAGACTTCCAGATAGGGCGACGTTGAGCACAGGGATTGATGTCTGAATCATATCCTTGGCGGCAAAAAACTTAGACTTCGACAGAATCGCCGAGTCTTTAATTGTAGAATTCTTCTTTAGCTTATCAAGCAAACTCATGTGTATTCTCCTGTTTGGGATTCATATATTATATCGTATGTTATGAGAAAAAGCTATCCAGATCATCAACTTTTTCTGATTGCCAATTGATGGCACTTAGGATGATATCAAGTGGCTCAAGGAACGACTTGTCAAACTGCAGATCATAGTCTATGTATTGTTCAGCACCCAACTGCTTGGGTAGACCAGAGATAAACGCAAGAGTATTGTTATTGAAGATGTTCGGTTGCTTCAGATAGATGAACTTGATCTTCTCACCTTCCTGAATTTCTTGATAACGCTTGTTCAGTTTCAGAGTGCGCAGGAAGTGATTGTAAACCAGCGCACCCTTGACATGAATCGGTGTTCCCTTTCTGAAGATATTTGCAGCATCAGCATATTCGCCAAGACCATTGACCGATCGCGGGAAAGCAATATCTTCAATCGGCAGAGTCTTGAACTCCTCGCGGAAATTACCGATGAACTTGATCAACTGATCCTGATCGGTTGTCATGATTAGATTGATCGCTTCCTTAATCTTTGCACGACAAGCAGATGGAGTTGACGAACGAATCGCTGAGATGCCCATCATCTTCAGCTTGGGCTTGGCGTATGCCACACCTTCGCTATTGTAGACGTTCAGAATGTAGTTCTTCTTGGCAACCCAGATCGCCTTGTCAGCCAAAGACTCGCGCTTCATTTCCATGCGCTGTTGATATGCGTTAACATACTCTTTGAGTTCTTCGTAGGACTTATCAATGAACGGCTGGATCTTGTCGTTACAGACTCTATCCATAAACTCAATGACTTTGTTCGCATTTAGACTGACTTTACCATCAACACCATAGACCTTCTTTACTAGCGGACCCATATTCAAGTAGATCGAGTCCGTATCAGAGGCAATGACGTAATCTTCGCCGCTAGTTTTGAGCAGACTGTTCATATATTCATTGATCTTGTTTTCGATCCAACGAATGCTCAACTGACCAGCTGTAGTAATCGCCTCGGCAACGCGAATATCATAGAAGCGAAAGTACTGATTGCCCATCGCGCCATAGGCTGAGTTCAATGTTACTTTCTTAGCAAGCTGTAGATTGTTATACCGAGAGATCTGATTCTCGAGATACTGAACCTGATTCTTGTCGTCAAGAACTGTCTCAAGTTTCTTCTTGGCTTCAATCGCCAGCTTCTTGTAACGTGTACGATCCTTGTACATACTATCCATGATCTCAGGCATCACGCCTTGTTCATCGATTCGGAATAGCTGACCATTCGGAGTTAGAGTCACTCCAAGCTGCTTTAGAATCTCAGTGTCAACCTTCTGGTTTAGCAAAGACTCAACGTTGATATCACAGTTAGCAATCAATCCACGCATGTTGTCGTTGTATCTCTTCGGATCAACAAGAGTTTCCATTGAGATGTTATACTGCATCATCAAGTGCGGATACAGACTGTTCAAGTCAAAAGAGGCAACCCACTCATGCATGCCAAGAATAGGATCCTTTACATACGCACCTTCATACTGAGAATTCTTTGATCCGCGCTTCATCTGCGGGATCACGATATTCTTTTTCTTCAGGTAGTTGTATACGATCGCATCCCACATTCGAACCTGAGTGAACACATCATCATAGTTGACCTTATTATCGTACGCAAGAGTCAGAGCCAACTCAATCAGCTTCATCTTGCCTTCGAGTTTCTCAACAAGTTCTACGTCCTTGATGTTATACTCGATGAACTTCTGATAGTCCTGCTTGTACAGTTGATGCAGAGTCTCATATTCAGAATAGTCTAGCTTCTTTTCACCCAATTCAACATGGGCAATATGATCAAGACGATATGACTCTTGCTGCGAGTACGTGAACTTCTTATACAGTTCAATGTAATCAAGAGTTGAAACACCAATAATCTCATACACCTGCTGTTCGCGGTTCATGATCACTGCTTCGCGCAGTGACAGCTTGTTCCAAGGAGACAGCTTCTTGGCTTCATCTTCGCCAAAGAGTTTGGTGATACGATTTACGAGATACGGAATATCGAACGTCTTGATGTTCCAGCCAGTTACAACGTCAGGGTGAAATCTTGACCAGAAGTCGATGAATCTTCGAATAAGGTCTGATTCGTCTCGGCAGTGTGCATAGTGCACATTGTCACGATGCTTAGTATAAGCACCGCAACCAAACACAAAAGAATTATCCTTGAGTTTAATAGTGATCGCAGTGATTTCTTCGTTGGCATCTTTTGGTTCTGGGAAACCGTTTTCAGATCCAACCTCAATGTCCAGATAAGCAATGCTAATCTTATCAACATCCCAAAGTATATCATCAGGATAATCATCGGCAATAAAAGCATACTCATAACGATTATTGCCATAAATAGGAAAATTGTCGACACTCTCGTACCTCTCGAGGAACTCACGACAATCCGAGATTGTTCCTGGTTGGATTGGCTTTACATAGTCACCAGTAAGAGTTTTGAACTCAGACTTCTCTTGTGATGAAAGGTAAAAGGTTGGAAGGTACTCAATCTTCCTTCTCAACCTTTTACCGTTTTCAATTGATCTCAGGAGAATGAACTTGCCTGAGATCGATACATTAGTATAAAAATTGCTCAAGAATTACCCCGTAATCAGTTGCTTTGGAGGCACTACGATTCCTGCCCCGAAGATCTGATTATACCCGTTTTTGACCTCTTGCGCAACCTCTGCGATGGTGATGATCTTGTCACGATTGATTGTGAACGGACCATCAGCAGCCTGCATCCAAGGCATGAAACCAAGCATTGGTCCTTGCTCACCGCGCTGCATCACGCAAGCAACAGGGTTCTTAAACTCAATAGTCGTCTCCGACTCGGTCATAATTTCTACAACGCATTCCTCGCCATTTACGAGTTTGATTGCTTTGATTGTCATGTTTCTTATCCTTTTCAATAGATTGTTGTGCGCGAACTAAAATTTCTTTCTTGTGAACTGGCTCATTGTTGCAGTACAGCACATCATGAGCCATTCCCCAAGTATCTTTTCCTACAAGCAGCTTCCAGCCGTTATAGAACTTTATTTTGATTGCTTTAGACTCAAGGAATTGCTTGAGTTCATTTAGGGAGTGCATTGATTTCCTTTGTTAGTGAGTCAAGTGCAGATAGAATTTTGGCACCACGTTCAAAACCATTGAACTTCTGCGCCCATTCTATGTCATCTTTAGCGTGCAGTCTAGCAGTTGCCCAGTCTGCGCACCATCTACACCATTCACGATAGAGTATTAGATACTCTGTTTCCAATTCTTCCCGACTCACTACTCACCAGATGAGGTGTCACGATTATCGGTACGCTTCATCTTATAGCCAAGATGAGTTGCATGCGCTTCAATAAACCCGAGGCGATTTTGACGAGCCTCTTCCTTATTGAAATATCCACGCGCCTCACCCATCGCGAGCATCTTCTTCAGATATCGCGGCAACTTGGCTGTATAAAAATCACTCTTGTGTGTCATTCAATAGTTCCTCACATTTTGACCAAAACTTTTCTTCTTGACCTTGGATTCGAATCTGAAAGTTATGCCAGAAAAGATCACCAAGTTCTTCGTTTCCGTATGTAGTACCAAGCCCAAAGTTTGGCAGTCCATTCTCAAGAGTCCAATAAGGACGTTTATCTTGTTCCCAGTCATAACGGTACACCTCTCTATCATACCTTACTGGTAGAGAAAAGTCAACCTTTACACCAGCAAGTTCAGCAGCAAAAGTATACTCCTCTGCAACGTCACCTCGCGTTGTTTCCATTGCTGATGGAGTGCCTATCTTCAGGAAAGAATCCTTTGAGATGGCTACAGCTGAAGGAGCGGCAAACACATGATTGTTATTCTGAATGTGACCAGAACGTTGAGCATTGCCGATCAGCTTGCCTTCATAGGCTTGCTGAACATAGAAGTCAATTGCGCTGTCGCTGACTGGAACACAGTCAATATCAAGGAATAGAATAACGTCGAACTGACCAAGTTTTTCACCAAGCTCTTTTGCTGCTTTCGCCACGCCTTCTTCTTTTTCTAGAGGTGAATTCATCACCTTCAGCCCTTGAGTGTACCACATAAAATCGATGAAGGCACCGTGAGGCATTTGCCCGCAAAGAGAGAAGTGTGGCAGTCTGGATTTATTGAACTTGTCGACAACTTTTTCTTGCAGCTTTACAGTTCGCTTGTTGATATTAGGCATGTAATATGAAGCAATACAGGCTTTCATTTTATTTCCTTTTATCTTCGAAGATCAAATTGACATAATTCTTAGCGGCTAATCTATAATCATTATCATTCAAGAAAGAAACTATTTGCTGCGTTGTGCCTGGAACAATATGTTCGCTCGGCTCAATTGTAATGAAGTGTGGACGGTATTGCGTGAAGTCAATATCCTTGAGCACACGAAGATCTAGACCCTCAACATCAATGCTCAATAGTACTGAATCAATACCATCGAGCATATCAAGCAGTTGGTTTATCCTAATGGTGCTGACCTTGACCGACTTCACATCTAAATTATTTTTCTGTACAAATTCACTACTCAAAGTAGATAGCTCATTTCGAGTACTGATGAAAAACTCTATTTCCTTTTCATCAGTATCAATAACTGCTGATTCGATTATAAGGTCACCAGCTCTATACTTGCGAAGATCTTCAGCTAATTTTGGATCTGGTTCCACGATAATACCATTGCATCCAAATACCTTCTTGAATAGGAATGATGCGCTTGTGCAGACTGGATGATTACCACCAATTTCTAGAAACGATACAGTAGTATGCGTCTTTTGATTGCGGATCATGTATGCTTCTAGCATCTGACAAATAACGATATCTTCGTAATTCTGGCTATACGTTTCGTCTAGCCAAGCTGGAATAGTCGGATTCGGCATCCCCTGATTTACAAAATTATATACAAATGGATTAACTATTCTTTGCATTTCGCACTTCACTCATATATTTCTCTTGCGCTGCTTGATAATCTTCTAGTTTCAAGTTTATGCTACAAAGCTGTAGTATCAACTTCGCGAACAGTACCTCTAGTTCAGAAACAGGTATAGTTGCCATCTGAAGTCTCAGATCGCTGTAATTCTTGGAAGTTTCTACTGCTATATTGATCGGTGAGTGAATTTCAGCAACTTGCTCTGATTTCATTTCATTATTTCCGAACCTAGCAGTATAAACTCCTCCACCGCAATCAATCACTTCTTCGATGACTCCATGGTCGCCACAGTTGAACACCTCGACCATTTCATTTGTTTGACCCATGTCGCTATTCTTGAATATCCAAGAAAAAGAATTTGGCAATACAGGCTTTTCTTTAGTGTAATGGAATAAGTCAGAGTAGATCACAACTTCGATATCAAACGGATAAACCTTACAGATTTTCTCCCAAGTTGCACCTGTACTTGACATATCAATCAAAACGGAATTTGGTGGCATATGAGCCTTCAGATATGCCGATGCTTCTGTTGGTTGCGCATATGCGATTTTTCTTGAGAAGGGGATATAATACGCATTCTCATAAAACGCATTGTATATCTTGTACAATAGCTGGCAGTCTCTACCAAGAAATACAATGTTCTTGCCTTTGTGTTTACGGAATAGCAACTCAGAACAAATAACCAACAGCGGCAGATTCAGCTGGTTAGAAGGCGCAAAGAAGTTATATTCTTCTTCGTTCCTCTTCAATCTAACCTCACGAATCAAGCATGCGAGCAAATCCATTTTGTTTTTATGCAGAACTTGCTCGACGCCAGTTAACTGTATCGCATCAATATAATGATCTGCTCTAATCCCTCTTGCTCTAGGATTTTCAACATCAGAAATAATGTTATCGCCGAGATGGACGTCGATTAGATTCTTGTCTTTTAGCCTATCCCACAGAACCCCAGTTCTCTTATCAGAATTAGACTGATAGATCGTTACCTGCTTATCACATCCAGCAAATCGAACCAATTGTAGAATATCTGCCCCTGAAAAATACATGTCAGAGATTAGCAGATCACCATCTCTAACTTTTTTGATGTTTTCCTTTATTCCAAATGTGTGCGATTTTTCTAGTTCAGTTTCTAGCTTATAGAAATTCATTAGCTGTTCGGATTTGATTACACCCTTATTGGCTAGATCTTCATAAATCTGATAAAGGGATCTGGTTCCATCATCAGACATCTTTCTTTGTTCAGCGAAATTTGGAATTTGAGTAATTTGCTGAATTGACAAAAGAATAGGGTCGTTGTTGACAAATCTTCTAGCGATCAAGGTATCAAATACATCATAGCTGTTCATATTTTTTCCAAGGAAGTTCTCCATTATAACGCTCAAGCATTTGCTGATTTCCATCCAAGAAAAACTTCCCTTGAACAGATATCCCAGTGCTTCCGACTCTATATCTTACCGTATAATCCCCGCTGGCGTCAAACTTCAGGTTGTTTTGTTCGTGCATCAAAACAGCAGTCAATGCACGATCAACTTCCATGACTCCTGGTTCTCTAGCCTGACGGTGCCAAAGAGAAGAAACTGACACTGCCAACTCACGCTTTACAAAGAAGCAGTTTACGTCTACGAAATTGTCGTTCAAGACTGACTTCCATTTGCCAAGACTTTCACAGTCATCATTACAAATCAGATTGCCTTGGTCGTCAATAATTTTTCTAAACGAATATGCCCAGTCTAGATTCTTTTCCTTGACTGTCTCAACAAGTTTTTGAATATGAGTTGGTTCCAAAATATTGTCATCATCTAGCCAGATGATATAATCGCCTTTAGCAAGATATGTGAATGCACCATAGATTTTATGTCCATTGAATCTATTGACGCCAGTAGCATATGGAAGAATGCAGACATGCTCGTCGAAACTTGGCATAGGAAATTGAAGATCATGCAAAACTTCGTCTGCTTCATCCCATCGCTGTTGACCATCAACGACAACGATATGCTCGATATTCATATAGGTCTGCTCACGAACAGATGCAATGCATTCAGCCAGATGACGCTTGCCAACTGTGGCAGTTATAACAGATACCTTCACTCACTTCTCCTCTTACAAAATTCAATAATATTTGGATCATTTTTCTGAATGCCGTATGGTGCATAGAGGGCACGCTTTCTCGGTTCAGCTTTGCTATTTATCTCGCTCAGATAGTATGTCGCGAGACTTCTCCTAGCAACATTCTCAGGACAAGTCAGTGCCTGTGGCAGACCATGCCAAGAGTTCTGTGTGGTGTCAAATAAAACTGCGCGGTTGAACTTGTTTTGAACTGTGACGACACATTCTTTTGGTTGCTGCAGTTCTTCATCATGACTCCAAAGTTCAAGACCACC